AAAATATATTCCTTCTCTTTCAATACTATTTTTGCCAATTAACTCTCCTTATGCAAGTAGGGGTTTTCCAGTCAATTTAAACGTTGCTGAAAAACTTAACTTATCGTCATCTGGCATTGATGGTTCAAATGCAGTTACAAACCCCTGACATGTAAATGTAGCAGGGTCAACAACACCAGCACCAAAAGTTATTATAATTGCTACTGTTGCACCACTTGCAATATTCGCAGTCAATTTATTTCCCTGTACAGCAGAAATAAGATTACCTTCTGCGGTTATCTCACCACCATCTTTTAGTCCAGCAACGAACTCACGGAATTTACCTACACTATCGTGAGATGTAACATCTATCGGGTCAACGGACATACTCGGGCCCGTAACACTTGACAACTCTGCAATTAAATCAGACCCTAATCTTAGAGTCGTACCATGTGCAAACTTTCCCATCGTCTCCTCCTATGTTATTATAAACAGCATAAAATCTATCGGTATATGATAAATTTCAGTATCTGCTTCGTACATATCTGTTTCATTTTCTATTGTACTTTTTTTAACTTCTTCAATCCCATCACCTGCAAACGCACGTAGAGCAAGTTTAACCGCCTCAGCAAGCACTCTGGTATCTGCATAAGTTTTTCCCCAACAGGATACCTGCCATCGTGCTTGTACAGTATGGTCAAACCCTCCATGTGTGCTACCATCAGAACCAGATACTTGAAAATATGTCAATGCAGGAAATGTTACCTCCTCAGGTAATTTTATCGGGTAACATCTATTACTTACTAACGTTTTTAAAATATTAAACAATGCTGTAGGTATCATTTTATTATCGCTTTCCAGACTGCGTTTATCTTTTCAATTACTTTATCTTTATTGTTATCAAATGCTGGTCTCATATACGGATGTGCTTTCATTTTACTTGTCCCGAACTCTTGATATTTTGCATATTCCACATCCGTACCAATAATTACTTCTCTTTTTCCTGTTTTTTCTATATGTATTGACCGTCGCAATGTACCAGTAAAATATGGGGAAAGTCTTTTTGCGTCATTCTGGATAAGTAATGCCCCTGCTTTCAATGCTGTCATTATACTATTATCAAGGTCTTTATTAAGTTTCGCTACATTCTTTTTAAGATTATCAAATCCTTTTATTGCCATTTTAATTTATAAGCAATTTTACTTGTAATGGTGTAGTCTTTAATTGACTATCATTCTCTACTTTCATAATCTCAAATTCTACATCATCATCCATTACCGCTTTATATGTCTCCAGTATCTCCGGATAATATCCTGCTATAACTATTCTGTGAGTATATATTACAGGAGTCATATTCGGTTGCTGTTGTTTCCCACCTTCCGCAGGTGATATTTGACAAGGTAAATCAATTAGTCCAGTTACATTTACCCAAGTACCGATAGTCTTTTCACCATAACTATCCTGTGTCCCTGGTGTAAAATGTTTTATAGTTACGGTTCTGGGAAAAAACCTTTCTAATTTATCAAGTAAATCATAACTAATTATCTCTTGTCTCATTCATCCTCCTCAATTTCATCTTCTTCTTCATAGACTCCATAAATATCAAATTCTTCATTCCCTTGTTCTCTCAATTTATCTGCTCGTTTCATAAGTGTTTCTGCAAGTCTTGCTCCATCAGTACTCAAATCCAAAAGGTCAATTACTTTTAAAACCAATGCCTCGTTAGTTGCGATGGTATCAAGTGCAGTCGCTGCCGCTAACTTGACATCGTTATCTTCCATAACCAAAAACTGGTCAATCTCAACATTAGTAAAAATAAGTTTTTCTGGATTGGTATCAGTAATCAGCAATCTTACCTTATCTCTATCTAACATATTTATCCTTTTTCAGGATAAGGGGGATGATAAAAGTTCACCCCCCTTAATCCTTATTTCCTTAACTGACCTGTGTTGTACCTAACTGTGAGTAACAAAATCTTGGGTCGCCCTGTACTCCACCGAACACATGCCGTACTCTGTAGAAGATATTATCAGTTGCAAAATCGCCTGTAAATGGAGATAATGCTCCACCAGTCATTGCAACTTTATCACTATCTTTCATACATATTTCTGGCTGTTCGTACCCTCTTAATCTTGCTACATAAACCGCAGCACCTTGAGACGGTTCTGCAAAAATGTACCAAGTTGTGTTACCATTACCGGATACATCAATTACTGGCAACCAGGGATTGATATGTAACTGCAACCCCAAATCTGCAAGTACATTTGCAGTAATCCCTGCCTGTGGATATGTCATAGCCATTCTCAACGCTGTAGATGTAAGTATCTGTCTCGCTGTGATTTCCAGTACAGGTGGAACTACTACATGTATTCCCCTGATTCCTAACGGTTTACCCTGTACATCTACTTGTGCAGCCATAAGTCCAAGCGTAGTTGCAAGGTTCGTTGGGGTCAACTGCAATGTGCCTCTGTTGGTAACTGCTTGACCATCTATATCAGTAATCGGTGCACCAAAGAGTAAAGCGTTCGGCCCCGTTGCAGATGTAATCAATGCAGATACCTGATACGCTTCTGTATTGATAGCAGCATCAGCAAATCTCTGCGGTAAATCACCGAACGCAGCATAGTAATCATTAATTACACTTTCCCAGGAGATGTCAAACTGTCTACCGTATTTTTTTACGGCAAGACTGTAATAAAAATCACTCATAGGAGAAACAAGATACTCACCTTTTTGTGCTACTTCAGGAAGGATATTATCATTCCCCTGTACTTTGTGAATATCAACTATCCTGAAATCTTTGACATTCCGCATTTTTGTATACGGTTGCCAATCTGTCGGAGCAGTCTGGTATCTTGCAAGTATATCTCTTTCAAGTACCTGCCCGAAAAGGTACGGGAAATCAGACGTTGTGATTGCTTCTTTCATTTTAAACTCGTGAACATAAGCAGGGTCTCCTGCCTTATTCTCAAGTAAATCAATTGCAGAAGCAATTTTTGATTCATCTGCTTTCACTTTTCCACTAACCGAACTCCATCCTTGCCAATCTTCCATCAAATTTAAAAATTCTTTACCCATTTTATAAGTCTCCTTATGTTAATCTATTCCTTTTTTGCACCTTATTATCCTTTATGTACTTTTACAGGTGCCAATACTGCTTGACCGCTACCATTTGCTACATCGGCAACTACATAACCAAACCTAACTCCACCTTTAGCAGAATCTGATAATACAGCAGTTGTAAGATGGATATAAACTATATCCCCAGGTACCATAGTACCAGATGTTACAACAGAAAGCCACCAAATTCCCTCTGTATCTATTGCAACATAAGTCGTTGCAAGTAATGCCTGTGCTACAGAATTAAAAGCAACTCCAACGCCTTCATCTCCAAAAGTTACAGGTTCACCTTTTACCAAACCAGTAGTTGCAACTGTCCCTTTTGATTTTAGTTTACTACCTAAAAGAGAAAGATGTCTCCCTTCATAAGTAGAACTACTCTCTTTTCCTGTACTCTGTCCCGTACTGTCATATCTTGCCATTTCTATTCCCTCCTAAGTTAAACTACATAAAAATCTTTTATTACTTTGCGGCTTTCTCCGCCATTGCTTCTGCTTGTTCCTTTTTAAATCCCTGTTTGAAATACATATTTTTGAATGATTCTACCAGTTGAGCATGATTCTTTGTACTCTCATCTCCCGTAGTATCACCCATCCCAGACACTTTTCCTGTTTTGGATAATTCAGCAAGGTAATTTCTCTCTGCAATAACTTTTGCATTGATAGATTCTTTTACCTTAATTTCATCCAAAGTCCCATCTTCTTTTAAGATGGAGTCAACTGATATTCTGCTTTTTGACGCTTCTGGTAAATCTTTTACTTCTGCCAGAACAGTCTTTGTAATTGCGGAGACTTTTTCCGCCATTTCTTTCTTTGCAACTTCGGCAAGTTTAACTTCATTTTCTTTTACTTTCTTCTCTGCTGCTTCTCTTGCCACTTTCTCTTTTGCCAGTTCATCTTCTTTCACTTTTAACTGGTCTTGTGCTTCTTTCAAGTCCTTTTCCATTCTCTCCTCCTGTTGGTTTATAGTTTCTTGAGCACCACCGTTTTTTGCGGATTCAAATAAACTCACTACCTGTCCGCCTGCACCTGCACGTGTAACAAAATCTACACTTGCAACTGCGTTAATTGATTTTATAATAGACCCTTTCCTTCCTTCCGCTTCCCCTGCTTCACTTATCCCTCTTGCTATATGAGATATACCAATATACTTAGCCATTGCAATTATGTTTTTTCGGAATTCTGGGAATGGTTTACATAAAGCATATATCCCTGCACCTACTTTCCCGTCTTCTTTAAAAGTCCCTTCTGAAATCAATACTCCAGCAACGTCCCGTAAAGTCCGTTCAGGTCTTTCCTGTTCTTCACTCTCTTTCGGATGGTCCCAGTACATCAAAGTCCCTGCTTTATATTTAGATGCAGAAGATTTTAAAAGTTCACTGGAATAATATCCACTTGACCCCCAGCCAGGTTGTATTATTTTTATAGGGATATTGACTTCTTTAATATCGGATTCTTCAAGAGGGATAATATC